GAAAGACAAGAGGGTGTGTGATATAGGATGTGGATCTGGAACATCCACAATTATTACCCATCTTCTGGGAAGCGTGAATTGTGTGTATGAACCCATGGAAGAATCAGCCATGATAGCTGCCTGTAACTTTATATTATTTGACTATGATGTCTTATTTTATCAAGATATGGCCACAGAAGAATCTATTGATATGTCCTATGATACCTATATTATGTCCCGTGTTTTCTATGATGACTTTGCCGATGGCAATGTGAATTTGGGGAAGTTTTTGAAAGAGTCTGGAAAAGAAGTTATCATAGCTTCAAAAAGTCTTGTTGAAGAAACAAACAGTTTTGCAACACTGCCATCATCAGATTATGAGATGATTTTAGATATCCCAATTCGTTCTGATCCCCCAGACTATGGAAATAGGTACGTCGTAAAATTAATATGATACAAGTTTATCCGGTAGTTTCTGATTCAGTTAAATCAGTAGATATAATACCCGCAACTAAAACAAGAGATTGGTTTATTCCACATGCGTATAAGTGTACCCCACTAACATGTGCTAATACTGTCGGCTGGGATCTTGTTCTAAATGAGACAGTTGTCGTGGAATGGGACGGTGGTGTCTATCAAGATAATCTAACAGTCATTGAAGGCGCTGGTGCTAAAAGCCATTTTGGTATGGGTACTTTTACACTAGACCCCGGATATATTTGGCGTACTGATAAGAATATTAACCTCATGGTTATGCCAGTACCTAACTCCGATAATACCGATATTCAAACAATGTCCGCAATCATCGAGACTGATTGGTTATCCTATCCATGGTTTCTGACAATCCGTGTTGTTAACAAAGGGAAGACCACTATTCCCAAGGGAACCCAGCTTGCCCGAATCATTCCCATTAATACGGGGGCTATAGAGAATACTAAGATTTATAAAATGCCTGAACCAGAAAGTGTTAAGGATGAAAGAGAAGTTATTTCTGATAAACGGGGTAAAACTGATGACTGGACCAAAGACTACTTTAAGAAAGCACGAAGATTTGTTCGGTCTTCCCCTGTTATAGACTATTCAGATAGTTTCAAAATACTTGAAAGTAATGGCATCTACTCTAAAGAATCTTTCTTAGATAAAGATGAATGTGATTTTTTAATTAGAAATTGGGTAGCCGAGAATCCCGATGATACTTCTCAGTGGCAGAACAGGGTTTGCTGGTCAGCCCTCGATTCAAATAAAGGGGTTATAGAAGAAAGGATAGTTCAATTTGCCCGACAGGAGACTGGATTAAATCTCTCAATTATGGATACAAATATTGTAAAATGGAATGAGGGGGATGAGATGTTAGTCCATGATGATTTGGGGAAATACAAGGAATTTCCTAATAGACACTTTGCTGCTATAGTATACCTTAATGATGATTATAAAGGCGGCGAATTAATGTTTCCAGAGATTAATATGGGAATAAGAGGACATGCCGGGGAATTAATTGTATTTAGAGGAGAATCTATTATGCACAGTGTTGAGAAGATTATTTCTGGAACTCGCTATACTCTTGCATCATGGTTAACAATCAATGGTTAATTTTACAGATAGGGAACTTGGTAACATGGAAGCTAGGATTGCTTTACTTGAAAAAGAACTAAGTGAGGTGCGTAAGGATACTCGTAAAATTTTAAATACTCTTTCAGAGGCGCAGGGAGGATGGAAAACATTAATGATGATATCCGGCTTTTCAGCAACTCTTGGTGGCTTTATTTCTCAAGTCTTTTTTTATTTTCCACGATGAGATAACATAAAATGTCAACAGATACAATTACAACTCGTTTTAAATTTGCCCCTACCATTCTTCGTGATGATACACAATACGAAGCCGAGGGTGGCTGGTATGATGGTAATCGTATTCGTTTTAGAAACGGCAATCCTGAAAATATAAGAGGTTGGAACAAAAGATCAACAACTGCCCTTGAAGGAACACCCCGTGATATTGAGATATGGTCAGGGCTAGATCGAAAAAACTATATTGCATGGGGAACTGATAATGCCTTACAGATTTATCAAGGGGGTGCCATTTCTGATATCACCCCTATTACAACCAGCACACCTCTGACAAATCAACTAGGTACCACTTCTGGTAGTTCAAATATCTCTGTTTCACTGACTGGACATACCCGTGCAGCAGGTGATCGGGTTGTATTTACGAGCATGGCTGCGACAATCGGTGGTAATGTTTTTCTTAATTCAACATTTACAATCGCAACAGTTTCTGACGCAAATCATTTTACATTCGCATACACTTCGGCAGCAGCCGCTACCTCAGCTAATACTGGTGATGTTCGTATTAATTTCCTTTTAAAATCAGGTGCACAGAATAATTCTAACGGGTTTGGTTGGGGTGCTGGATCATATGGTACAGGAACCTATGGTACGCCCGCATCCACAACAAATATTATTCTTAATATGAGGAACTGGAGTTTCGATACATTCGGCGAAGATCTCTTAGCAAATCCACGAGGTGGATCTATTTATCTCTGGGATGCAACATCAGGTACAGACACACGAGCTTACCTAGTCTCTGCTGCCCCTGTTTCCGTTAATAGTGTCATTGTTTCAGAACAATCCCGCCATGTGATTGCCATGGGTTGTAACGACATCACCGGTAATTTCGATCCCATGCTTATCAGATGGTCTGATCAGGAAGATTACGATGTATGGACACCTACTGTGACAAATGCAGCCGGTGACTTCCGTATTCAAAGCGGTACCCAGATTCAACAGGGCATCTATTCTAGGGGCGGCGTTCTTATCCTAACAGATTCAGCCCTATATGGCATGGCTTATGTAGGTCAACCCTATATCTTCTCCACAGATATTCTTGGTGATCGCTGTGGTTCTATCTCACCCCATGCTGCAAAGGATTTCAATGGGTCTCTTTATTGGATGGGCGACAGTAATTTCTTTGTATTCAATGGTACGGTTCAGGTTCTTCCTTCTTCTGTAAGGAAATATGTTTTCAATGATTTTAATTTTTCACAGAAAGAAAAGGTATTCTGCGGAATCAATCCAGAATTTTCTGAGGTGACGTGGGTATATCCCTCCTCCGATTCTGAAGAATGTGATCGTTATGTTTCTTACAGCCCGGTGGAGAACTATTGGGTTTATGGATCAGCATACTGGACGACATGGGATTTCGGAGAGGGAATCTTTGATAGCATTATTACCACAGGTGTTTCCGCTACAAACTCCTATCTTTATAATAATGAGCCTGAGAACACATACCATGCTGTAATCGGAGATAACCAAGTTATCGGCTATGAATCATTTGTCCAGAGCGCCGACTTTGATTTGGGTGATGGTGATGAGCTTCTTTTTGCTGATAAGTTTATCCCTGATTTCCAACTCTCAGATCCCGGTGGGAATAACAATGATCCCGAGGTGAATATCCTTATGGGGACTAAACAATATCCGACAGCAACCACGGTTTCAAAAGGCCCCTTTGTTGTGAGCGCCTCGACAAGATTTCAGAACATCAGACTTCGTGGGAGACAGGCCAACCTTAAAATATCTACAAGTGCCGTGGGTACGTCATGGAGACTTGGCACATTCAGACTTGATCTGGTTCCTGATGGTAAACGATAATGGCTATAGATGTAGGTAAATCAGGTCATTTCTTTGTAAGATATCCGAGCGCACCAAATACGTCAACTCCTGAGATGAAGGCTGCGTGGTCGCAGCTTATAAGAAATCTGGAACAAAGAGATAACCAAAGTAATATTCAAGCTGCTTCTCAGCAACCCTATGTTCTTTCAAATGTATCTGTGAATAGGACATATGATGTAAGTGCTGGGCAAATATCGGTCTCTGTGGTGGCTAATGCACTGGGGACTTTATTGCAGGATCTTAAACTAAAAGGTATTATAGGATGATAAACGGAGGAATTTACTAATGAGCGGCGGTGGACCAGATTCAGGTAGAGTAGGTAACATAGGAATGGGCGCATATGGTGCGGTTGGTAAAGCCCGTGGTCGGCGAGGTCAAAGGGATGTAACCGCAGGTAGATCAGGCGGTCCCGAAGGTGCGGCTCGATTAAATAGGATTGAGGAAGAAGAGAAGATTCCCGGAATCCCCGCCGCAGCCCCTGAAATTTCAGCCCTCCGTGAAGCTGCTGATTTACAGAATTACTTCTCTGATCTTCAAAGGATTGCACTTGGTGGGATCGAAGCACAAGAAGCCCTTTCCAGATTTGGCATTGCCCCCGAGCAGCGCCAGTTTAGTTATCGTTCCTCCTTCCCAGAATTTGGAGATTTATCAGGCACACCGGGTGGGCTATCCGGCATTATCAGAGAACTTGGTCTTATGTCCAGAACCCCTGAAAAATTTGTCGAGGGTGGCCGTGCAGGTGAAAGCTTTAATCGCCCCGGTCAATCAGAGGTTCAGACTGACGTGGCAAAATTTGGTAACATGCTCAAAGATCTTATGCTTATCGAGGATAAGCCCACAGGACAACAGGCTGAAAGACTGGAGATGGCTCGTGAAGCAGGGGCTATTTCCCCAGCAATGGCCATGCGTGAGGGTGCACAGTTTCAACCCGGTGGTCTGATGCCCCGTGGCGTTAACCCTCCTATGCCTACACGTATCGGGGATAGGCTAAGTGAGCCCCGTAGCGTTAACCTTCGCCCTATGCCTACACGTATCGGGGATAGGCTAAGTGAGCCCCGTAGCGTTAACCTTCGCCCTATGCCTACACGTATCGGGGATATAAGAAATAATGAGCCTATAAATATTATTCCAGAAGCTCTTACTCCTGAAATTGAAGTAGAAAGACCATCCTCCCTAGGACAGCTTGGTCGTATTCCTTCTGTGGAAGAGAACACTCAATTAGATACTGTAATTGTTCAGGAATATCGTGACAATAATGATAACTTACGAATAGCCCCCTACGAATATTTTAGGTCGCAGGGTCTTTTCCCACGAGACGCCCAAAAAATTGTAGATGGAATGAGTCCTGCTGAGCTTGCTTTATTTAATGAGCAGTCTCAAGAATTATCAGAGAGGGCTATGGCTGAGGCTTTCCCGAACATTCAGCCTAGTCCGCCCGGTGTGGCAGAAAACTTAAAAGCTGATCTTGAGGCGTTGGGTCTGAAAGACGGGGGTTCAGTCCTAGATATTGATTCGATTGCACAGAGGACTCGAATGATCGGGGAAGAAGAGGCATTTCCCACAGAAGGTGGAGAGTCTTATAAAGAACAAAAAATGTCAAAGATCATAGATCGTGCCAACTTATCTGAAGATGAGAAACGCCTTGGTATGGGTGTACCTCTTGAGGACTGGTATCCACAGCATATTACTGAACAACTATTGCAAAAGTATCAGGAACAAATTGATGTTACTGAAGATGAGAAACGCCTCGAAGACAGGGCAGATCAGCGTTATTTGGAATTGTATGCAACGTCTCCGAATTACCCTGAAGGTACAGGGGTTACACGAGCGTTTGCTTACAATATTCTTAGATCTATGGGTCTCACCGGACGGCAATCCCATGACATTGTTAATAGCATGACAGAGGATAAACTTAATGAACTTTATGAAAACCGCCGTCCCTCCGAAATGACAGGCATGAAAGACGGTGGCTCAGTCCGTGGACGCACAGACGCACTCCCTTTGGTCGAAGGTGATCACGTTGTTCCTGCCCATGCAGTAAAGGGTAATGAGGGTGGCCTTGCAAGCCTATCCAAGAAATTAACGGGAAACCGGAACTATGATGGTATGATCCGTGGTCCCGGTGGTCCCCGTGATGACGCTATCAATACCCGTGTCTATGCCGGTGGTGGTGGAATCGCAGGCAAGATGGACAATCTCCAGAACCCCTTTAACTCTGTTCCAGCCCGTGTTTCAAACAAGGAATACGTTATCCCCCGTGATGCTATAACAAATCTTGGACTCATGACAGGTGCCCGTGAAGGCGATGCGAACAAAGCTGGACAAGATATTATCTATGAACTCGTTGAGAGTTTGAAAAGGAAGAAATAATGGGATTTTTAGATAGCCTTTTTGGCACAGGAGGGTCTGCCTCTCAAGAGCAGCAAAGAACAACAGCCACGACGAATTATCCTGATTGGTATAACCGTCTTCAACAGGCTAATCTTTTACGTGCAGGTGAGGCAGCTTTTGAAGAATATCAGCCTTATGGTGGTCCACGTCAGGCCCTTGCTGGCCCATCACAGCGTGAAGCCCGTGAAGGGTTTAGCGGCCTCGCATCTATTGCGGCACCCTCTTATACCGAAGCTTTGGAACAGGCCAGACTTGGTGCAACCCAGTTAGCCGGGGCGGATATTACCCCATTCATGTCCCCGTTCCAACAGGCTGTCACTGACGTTGCCCTGAAAGAAGCCCGGAGACAGGGGGACATCCAGCGTAAAGAACTGGCTTCTCAGGCAACAAGGGCAGGTGCTTTTGGTGGTTCACGTCAGGGCCTTCAGCAAGCAGAAGCAGAGAGAAACATTCAGAAGAATCTGGCAGACATTCAGGCCACGGGATCACAGCGGGCCTATGAGAGTGCCCTAGCCCAGCTTGTCGCCGATAGGAGTGCAGCAGCCAAAGCGGCTCCACAGTTAGCAGCCTTGGGTAGCGGGCTACAGCAGACTCTAACCACAGGATTCAAAGAGGCTGAACTTGCTGGTGAGAGAGAACGTGCTGAACGTCAGGGTGCCCTTGACATTGCATATCAGGACTTCCTCACACAACGCCAGTATCCGCTGGCACAGGCATCTGGCTTACAGAGTCTTCTAGGTGGTGCCACGGTCCCCGGAGCAACCCTATCATCCACCTTTGGTCAGCCCCCATCCGTAGCGGGACAGATAGGTGGTCTAGGCTTGACAGGCCTTGGCATGCTTGGATCAGGTGGTGCGTTTGGACCCGGAGGAATGCTGGCCGGTATGTTTTTAAAAGATGGCGGTGAGGTTTCTGATGACTTAAAGTATCAGGATGGTTCTCCCGATGGTGTTAGTCTAAAAGAGGGAGTAGAACAACTTCTCGCTATAAATGCCGCAGCAGCAGACGGACAAAGTAGTTCGCAGGTGCTGCTAGATTTTCTTACTTCACAGCTTGAATCTGGCTTTGGTGACGATGAAAATATTACTACCCAAGTTTATGAACTGTTATCGTATTTTCCTCTGGGTGAAACACTAGAGAGGAAAGAAGAAATAAGAGAATCAATGGCAGCATCGGATGTGCCCGGACCCAGATCTGATCCTGATGCAGCAATGACGCCTCTTCTGGCTGAAATTATGGCCGCAGATGAAGACGTGACCGAACCAGAACCAGATACAGATGACGGTGCTGATGACGGTGCTGACGACGGCGTGGCGGCTGAAGTAGAAGATAGAGGCTTTGATTATGAAGACCTCATAACAGCCGGTCTTGCCATGATGCAGGCGGCGGCACAACCCGGTGCATCCGTGTTAGGATCAGCCAGTGCGGGCGGACTCACAGCCCTTCAGGCCAAGAAGGAAGAGGACGCACTACGTAGAGAAGAAGCCCTTAAACAACTGGCCTTGGATCTGGAAGGCAGACAGCTTGATATTCTTGAAACAGCTAATGAGCAGGACTTCATGTCTGCTATGGCAGCCCTTAGTCGGGAGCAATTAGAAGATCAACTCAGCATTATTGATGATGATATAGACGCTACTATTGACGAGCTTGAGAGTTTCATGGAATTGGGGGGCTCAGTAACGGGCCGAACTCAAGAAGACCTAGACAATGAGCTACAGCTTCTTATAAGCCGTCGAGACATATTTCGGAGTATGCTGGGATTAGGCGGCTCAGGTCTTTCAATTCCAGCCGATGCCGCACAAGATTAACTGTAGAAAGAAACTATGTCAGAACTAACCCTCGATGCTTTTGGTAAGACTTATACCTTTGGGGATCATGTCACCATGGAAGAGGCCATTGCTGAAGTCCGTGGTAAATTTAATCCTAAGTATGCCGGAACAAACATTGAAAGATTATTTAATTCAAATCTAAATCTGGCGGTTCAACGGGCTGACCCATCCCAGTTCGCCATTGACCGTGGTCTTCTCGGCGAAGCTTTTGCAGGTGTTCGCCGTGGCGTTGAGAGTACGTTTGGGAGTGCCGTGCGGGGTTTCGAGAATGTCCCGGAACAGTTAATTGGTTCTGAACTTTTTGATGGTTATTTTAATGATTTAGGTAGCGAGATAATCGAGGGAGCCGCCCGAGATGCAAGCACCAGACCCGGACGTGATTACGAAGAATTAGGTAAAGTTGGCGAAGCTGTCGGATCTATGCTTGGTTTCATAGCTGGCGC